TCCACTACCAACAGCTGTTCGTTCGTATATTGCTGGTCCTATGTAGTAGCGACCACCACTTAGGTACGGGAATGAGTAGTCGGTCAATCGACCAAGACGAAGCTGGATCGGACCAGAGATTACAATCGTGAAACTACCAACAGCGGATCCGGTTGCCGTTCTAAACGCAATGCGAACACCAGTAGCCGAAGATGTTCCGGTTCCAGAACCGGTAGCCATCCTTGCCCTAGTTGAGATACCTGTTGCAGTTGATGCACCAGATCCAGAACCTGTTGCTGCTCGCTGCTTGAGAGGGGCTCCAACGTAAAAGCGACCACCGTTCAGATAAGGGAAAGAGTAGTCAGAAAGTCCACCAAGCCTGAATTGTATTGGTCCGGAGATTACAATTGTGAAGTTACCAACAGCAGAACCAGTTGCGTTTCTGGGAACAATCCTAAGTCTGGTTGCAGAAGAAGAACCAACACCAGAACCGGTAGCAGACTTTGCTGCAATTGTTAACCTTGTTGCAGACGATGCACCAATAGCAGATGCAGAACCTGTATGTTGATGTATGGGCGCACCAGAGTAAAGCCCAGGACTGGGCAGGTATGGTGTCGAATATTTAGTTAGCGTGCTTTGAATAGCAGCCATAGGGGCCTGCCCTATCTACTAGTCAAGCGAAAGTGTAAGCGAGGTGATCTGAAAAGTGTCGCCAGCGGTTACAGCAGCAGATGCAGAAAGTGCACCCGTCCACAGTGCGTTGCCTGCAGTCGAAGCATCCCACATTGACCAGTGTGTGTAGGTCTCGGTGGTGGAAACGTTCGTCCATTCAACAGTTGCGCTTGTTGCAATTGCTCCCGAAGAAGCAGCAGACCAAGCTGCCACCTTGCGAGTGGCTTCTGTTGCGGCGTTGTTTGTTGCATCCTCGCCTGGGTCACCAGTGTGCAACTTCAAGTAAACGTTGCTTGGGATGGTGAATGCAGCGCGACCGGTTACATGATCGAGGAGCTTGAGTTCTGCGTAGTTAGAGATTGACATAGAAACCTTTCTGTTGTTACCACTATAGCAAAGCCCCCCCACCTAGCTTTCTAACTAGGTGAGAGGGCCAAGCAGGTTTACTTATGAGCCGTTAGTACCAATTGACGATGCCGACTCAATGCGACGCAATGAAGCTTCGCGGAAGCGGCCGTAGCCACCGAGCCAGTACCAACCCATTGGTTGCAAACGCATCAAGATGTCGGTCACGTTGCCGCGAACGATCTTTGGCATTGCACCGTTTCCGTCTTGTGCGCTGAACGCCTTGGCAAGAGCCTGACGGCCCATGATCAAGGTTGCGTACGAGTCGCCAGTTCCGGCAGCACCGGCACCGTTGAACGCGTTGGTGAATACCTTCGCGCGTGGTGTCTCGATGAAACGGACGGATTCGAACAAGCCGATTTCGCCGTTGTAGATGCCTTCTGGGTTGACGTAGTTAGCTGGTGTACGCCACGAAGCCACGTCCACTGCTGAACGGAAGTCGTAGGATACGTCTGGGTGGATGAAGCCGATGTACGAACCGTTGAAGGTTGCAACGTTGGCACCACGCAGAGCAGCTACCTGCTTGCGGATGTCGTTTGCTACCAACAGGTCGTCAACAGCCATGGTTACACGGCTTGATGGTGCCGAAGCGCCACCAGTTGCGTAAGCCACGTTGCTACCTGCAGCAAGAACTTCGCGGACGATCTGGTCCAACGAGTCACCGGCGTTGTAACCGATGATGTTTGCTGCTGCCGAGTCAACGTCCAAGAACGCTGTTCCACGCAACTTGGCGGTGGTGACAACTGCGTTACCGTACTCGTTAAGAGTTACAGTTACTTGGCTGTCCGACAATGCCGTTGGGGTTACGTCGGTTGTTTCGCTCAACGTGCTGGTCGCTGCTGCGATGTCGTTGAAGATTGTGAATGTGACACCCGTGCCAGGCATTGCCTGTGCTACTGGTTGTACGTCAGCTGCCTGATCGAACAGCATTTCTGAACGCAACGCGAAATACGCGAGACGGTCAAACGCTACCTGATCAACAGACAGAGACGAGGTTGTTGTTTCTCCTGCCATGATTTTTTGTCCTTAAGTTAGATGATGTTTGATTGATTAGCTCTTGCTTGAGCCAGCAATTCCATCACTTCAGCTTCGGACTTGGCGTTAGCCATCCTTGCGGCGTAGTCGACCACCGGTTCTGCGATGTCTCCAGACCTTGCGGCATTGCCCATTCGGTTCCACGCCTGTTGTTCTTGCGGGGCCATCTGAGGTGCTTTAGGTTGTGTGAGATTTGCTTCTGCGGCTGCAGCTCGAATCGCGTCAGCTGACATATCACCGTCGTAGGCTTTGATGAAGTACTTACTCATCGGAGATGCAAGGTCAATACCCGCTTCTACGAAAGCAATCTTCTTCTTGGCCTCTTCAGCTTCTGCTTTCAACTGTCGAAGTTCTTTATTCTCGGCTTCTAGTTTTCTCAGGTGTGATCGAACTGGATCCCGATGTTGCTGCTCTTGGTCTTGAACGTCGTCCTCATTGAAGTCTTGTTCTTGCATGACCCACTCCTCCGCCCACGTCTGGCTGGAGGGTCCAAACGGCTGCATTACTCACCCCTATTTAGCACACCGAAGCCGGGGGGTTTCCGATGGTTGTTCCTACTGGAACTAGTTCAATAGTACACCACTACCTGACACTGTCAAGTATCTAAGCTCGTCCGATACCACTCTTGATTGCGCCACCAGATTGTGTCTGAGTAAAGTTTGTGTCACCAGAGAAGCCGGCGATGCGGTTCTTCTTTCGATCCTCAAGAATTTTGCGAGCTTCCATGTCTGTTCCCAGTGCAGCACCAGCCAACTGATCCGCTGTTAGACCGCGCTCAATACCCTGAGTTCTGCGAAGTTCGTTCATGTCTGCAATGGTGGTAAATGCCTTCTCTTGCTCGGCTTGGGTCTTGCCCTGTGCAGCAGCACCTTCGGCAAATCCAACCGAAACATTGAGACCACCTAGACGCTGGGCGTTGGCTGCAACCATGGCCGCCTGGGCTTGACGCTTATAGTCGGCAGCAACAAGGGATGGTCTTATGCGATCCGGGTCAATAAAATAGGCGGCAATATCTCCGTCGCTAAGACCGTACATTGTGCGCAGTTTTTCTGTTACATCAAGCGGGGCATCTTTAACCAATCGGTAGGCATCTTTGAGTCGGTTGTTCAGCTCGAATACTGAAACGTCGTTGCCAATTAGTTTTTCGAAGGTTGCTCGGTCGTCGTAAAAACCTGTAGGTAGTGAGTTGCTAGATAAGATCTGCTTGTACTCTTCTTCTAAGTTCAGGTAGGTAGCAGGGGAGAGTTCTGGCAAGCCCTTGGTCTTACGCACTTCGTTTGCTGCAAACCTTTTCTTGTAAGCATCCTCGTTCTTGATTGCATACACAAAAGAATCTGGGTCATCAAGAGGGATCTCGTTCTTGGTGTACTTCGACCAGACGACATTGTAAAGACTTTCCAGTCCGTACTTAGCCAGACCAGACCTGAGAATTGCCGTGGCTCCCTGATCTGGGACAAACTCGTTTGCGTCTACAACAGATCCGGTGTTCCCACCTCCACTAGCGCCTGTAGCAGTTGGTGCTACGACACCAGGAGCGGCACCACCAGCTCCGGTCATGCCCTGTGCAGCCTGACCCTTGACAATGTTGAAGGCTGCGATTACGTCGCCTTCTGCAAGCGATCCGTCTTTTGCACCCTGGTAGATCTGATCTAGGTAGTCTTGGACTTGTCCAGTAACCGTTCCGCCAATTTGATTGTAGAGATCATCAATCGCTGCCATCAAATAACCTCACCAAATACTCGCGCCATAGTGTTCACCAATCTGACCGCATCACTCTTTGCCTGCTTTGTGTTCTCGTAACCGTACTTGGTGTCAGATTTGATCATGTCCTGCCACTCCCCAAGTGTAGGTGGTCGCTCGGTCATGCTGCCAAAAGCTGCACGGAACTTGGGATCCATGAAGTCAATTGATTCTGGTGCAAGCTCCAGTGTTCGTGAAGCAATCTCTTTGTACGGTGAAAAGATTTCATCAAGAGTGAGGCCGGCATCCAACTGTGGTGCTAACTGGAAGTGGGCAGCCTTTGCAAGCTGCAATCCCTTTGCCTTAATCGAATCAAGAGTTGGGACGGATCCGTTGAACTGCTTGCCCTGGATGGCAGCAAATATTTCTTCGTCAAGATCTGGTGGGTTGTAACCATAGGCTTTGGCAACCTTCTTGTAGGCGGCTGCGTCTACGCTATTAAGTAGGTCCTGTTTACCACGAGGACGGGAACCAGCAACGGTGTTGATGTAGTAATCGAGAGACGCGCCAGTTAAGCCGCGCTTGGTTGCAGACTCAGAGATGGTGTCTAGTTCTGCGCTGGTCAGATTTAGATCGCCATACTTTGACATAATGGTTTGCCTATTTTTTAGAATCTTGTCTGCTCGTTCGCCATCCGTTAATGCATCAAAAGCTTTTGCAGAATCAGCCGTCTGGTTGTAATACGGGGT